GGTCGCCGTCGTCGCGTGCGTCGGATTCGGGAAGACCGCGATCCTTGAAGCGTGGGCGTCTCGGATTGTTGCGGTCGATCCTGGGGATACATTGTTCGTGGGTCAGACGGCGGCGATGGTTCAAGACTGGATGGAAAGCCGGATGCGGAAAGTCTGGCAGACATCACCACTGACACGCCGCTACATCCCAACCGGGCCGGAGCGGTCAAACTGGAAAAAGGACAGCGTGATTTTCCGACACATGAATTTCTTTGCTGGCGCGGCGAATATCACGGACCTGCAAGAGAAGTCGATGGTCAACACGGCCGGCGATGAGGTTTGGCGATGGGATTCCGGGATGATCGACTTCCTGCTCAAGCGGCATCATGGCCGATGGAATCGCAAAAACCTACTCATGTCACAAGGTGGCATCGAGGGTGGCGAATGGCACAAGCACGCGAAGAACGGAAAGTGGCATGACCTTGAACACTTCTGTCCCAAGTGCGGCACGGGTCATGTCTTCGATTGGGCGAATTGGAACTATGAAGTGATCCGAGACGGCAACGAAGAACTCGACTGGACTGCCATCTTCCAGAGCGTCCGACTGAAATGCCCGCACTGCGGCGAGAGTTTCGAGGACACTGAATACAACCGTCGCCAGTGGGCGAAGTGCCGCCCTGTGTGGGATGGTGCGAATTTCATTCCTGAGCGAATGACGCTGCGGGCGTCCTTCATGGCTGTCTGGCGTTACTCGTGGGCGTCGATGGCTAAGGAGTGGATACAAGCGAACGAGGAGAAAAAGACGGGCGCGCTGGTCAATCTGGAAAACGTGATCTGCCAGAGATTCGCGCAATTCTGGAAAGTGCCGACAGACACGCCGATGCTGTCGGTTGACGGCGACCCATATGGGAAAGCGGAATACCACGACGGGCAAAAGTGGGAGCTGGAAGACTTCCGGTTCCTTACAGTGGACGTTCAAAAGGGGCACTTCTGGGCCGTGATCCGAGCGTGGAAAATCGGCGGTGCGTCTCGCCTGTTATGGGAGGGCAGGCTTGAGACATGGGACAACATTCGATATCTCCAGGAGCGGTTCGGGATCGACAACAGATTCGTTTTTGTGGACTGCGGCTACATCCCGGAGGAGGTGGCAAAGCAGGCTTACGCCAGCATCACGACGAGGGACCAACGACCTTGGAACCTGGTGCGCGGGGAGGATGTTCGGGATGGTTATCTCATCATCGTCGGCGAGAAGAAATTCCGCCGCGTCCACTCGGACCTTGTGAAGTCCGTTTCGAGTGCTGGTATGCAATACCGATTCATCAAAGCATCGAACTTGCTGTGCAAAGACAAGCTCGCGGCGTTGATGGGATCAACGATGTTCGGAGTCCCGACCGACGCTTCCAAGCAATACCACGCTCAGATGCAGAGCGAACAGAAGCGGGAAGTCTCGCCGGGACTGTGGAAATGGGAACCGCTAAAGAAAGCGATGCAGGCAAATAATCACCTTTGGGACTGCGAGGTTTTGCAAATTGTGGCGGCGGCCATCTACAAAGTGCTAGTCTCGCTGGAGGAAGTCCGGCGCAGCTGATCCCCGGATTCGACGTTTGACACCCCGCCCGTCCATGAATGGACGCGAAAACATTGCAGGTGGCTCGGGAGTGGGCGAGGGCGGGACTGTGTGACCCGACGATCTCCAACAAGCTCCGCACGAACCACCGCGCCCTCATCCTCCAAAGCATGGAGCCCGGCGGGCTGGCGACCGTGACGCAGGCTACCAAGAACGGTGTGAGCATGGGGAAGACCATGGGGCTCAGCATCCCAGACACGCTCACAGCCATGGGCCGTGCCATGGAGTGGATCGACCTCGGCTATGTCCCGCAGCAGTCCAGGAGCCTTGGCAGGTTTTGACACCCGCCGACTGTCATGGCCCTATTGGACGAGTTCGGACGCACCATCAATTACAAAGCGGCAAGGGCCGCGAACGAAACGCGTCATCGTCCCTACGAGCCTATTGAGAAAAAGGACATCTCGCAGCTCGTCCCGTCAGTGGACCGGGTGAAACTTCTTAGCCACGCCCGCCGGATCTATCTCAACTTCGGGCCGATCAAGAACGCGATCAACCAGCGGTCGATGTATTCCGTCGGCCGCGCATTCGTCCCGCAATTCAAGGGCAGCGACTCCGAGTTCGGAACAGCGGCGACCGACTGGCTGACCGGGAATTTCTATGCCATCGGTGACACCCGAGGCGGCATGCACGACCTCAAGACCAACCTGTTCGGCTGGTCCTCCGCCATCGATACCGACGGCGAGATCTTCATCCTGCTGACAGAAACCAAGACCGGCTTTCCCCAATACCAAGGCATCCCGTCCCACCGCATCGGCAATCCAAACGGACTCCAGGACGGCCCGCAGCGCGGCGGCACGTTGCAGGATGGCATCATCTACTACCCATCCGGCGAGGCCAAGGAATACGCGTTCCTAGACAAGTTGGGAAAACTTTCCGAGTGGCTCCCTGCGTCGAACGTCATCCATCTTTACGATCCCGAGTGGCAATACCAGGGCCGGGGACTAACCGCCCTCACCCACTGCATCAACGATTGCCGCGATATCATCCAGAGCACCGAGTGGGAGCGCCTCGCGATGATGCAGATGAGCTCCATCAGCCTCATCGAATACAACGAAAGCGGCGGACCTGACCCGGATGATCCATACAACGCGCTCGTCGGAAACGAGGCTGGCGACAAAGGCATGACCGTCGAGACGCTCGACGGCGGCACCGTCCGCTATTTCAAGAGCAACAGCGGCGGCAAGATCGAGACGCTCGTCAACAACCGCCCCGGCAATCCGTTCCTCGACTTTCACGACCGCCTGCTCAAGTCCGCTTATGCAGGCCTCAACTGGCCGTATGCTTTCTACAACGGCCACGGCGTCGGCGGCGGCACTGCCCAGCGCACCGAGATTGCCATGGCGCAACGATCCATCGAGGACCGCCAAGACCTGCTTTTCTACGCCGCGAAGCGCATCGTTTCCTATGCCGTCGCCAAGGCCCAGAAGCGCGGCGACCTCCCGCAATCCGCCGACTGGTGGCGGTGGGAGTTTTCCTATCCGCCCAAGCTCACCATCGATGACGGCCGCGTCATGAAGGAGCTGGAATCGAGTTACAAGCTCGGCTTCAAGTCCGCCTCCGACATCACCGCCGCGATGGGCAAGGAATACAAGGATGTGATCCGCGAGAAAGCCGAGGAGGCCGCGACCCGCCAACTCATCGCCAAGGAAGTTGGCGACAAATACGGCATCGAGATCGAACCGCGAGAACTGCTGATGCTCACCCCTAACGAAATGGCGAAACCGGACGCCCCGGACGCCCCTGAAAACCCACCCACCACCAAGACCGATGAAACTGATTGAGATCGAAAACCGCGCCGGGAAGCTCCGGCTGAACGATGGCGTCCACAAGGACTCCGCCGACAAACTGATCGAGGAACTCGATGCGCTCTACGGCCCGTCCGCAGTCGGCATCATGTCCATCAATAACGTGGTCTGCGCTGCCGACGACGCGCTCGAAAGCGTCGAGGTGGAAATCAACAGCCCAGGCGGCAGCGTCTTTGAGGGTCAGCGGATTTACAACGCGCTCCGCGGTATCTCAGCACGTGGCGTCGAGGTGACGACCACCGTCAACGGACTCGCCGCCAGCATGGGCAGCGTGATCCTGATGGCTGGCGACAAGCGGCAGATGACACACGGCAGCCGCGTGATGATTCACGAAGCATCTACAATCGCTTGGGGGGACGCCCGGACCATGCGGAAAAACGCTGACCTACTGGAAGGCATCAGCTCGGAAATCGCGGGCATCTATGCCGACCGCACCGGCGGTGATTTGAAAGCGATCCGCAATCTCATGTTCGCGGAGACCTGGATGACCGCCGACGAAGCGAAGACCAACGGCTTCGTGGATGTCGTCCTCAAGGACGGAAAAGCCAAGGCTGAATTTGACACCGAAGGAAAAGGCAATATGAGCATCCTCGCCAAACTCTTCCCCGGCAACGACCAAGTTGCACAACTCGAAGCCTCGCTTGCCGAAGTTGAAACCCTGAGCGCCACCCTCGAATCCGCCCAGGCGAAGATCGTGGAACTGACCGGCCTCTCGGAAGTCAACGCGCAGCTCCAGACTGATCTATCCGACGCGCAAGCCAAGGTTTCAGAATTCGAGGCCAAGGTCGCTGAATACGACATCAAGATCACAGAGGCCACCGCCGCTGCCGAAGTCACCGCCGACAAGGTCTCCATCAAAGCCGCCGAGCTGCTCGCCGCCCAAGGCCACCCGGCCCCGGTCAACCTGACCGGCGACAACGGCGAAGTAGGCGGCAAGACCATGACCCGCTCGGAAATCGCCAATCTCAAGCCCGCCGAAATCAAGGCCTTCATCAAGTCCGGCGGCAAGATCATCGACTGAACACTCTCCTAAAACCAATCAACTAACCATCAAATCCCATGGCTAACACCCTCACGAATCTAATCCCGCTCGCCTACGAAGCCCTCGATGTGGTTTCCCGCGAAGTCACCGGCTTCCTCGGAGCCGTCAACCTCGACGCCGCCGCCGAAACCATCGCCAAGGGGCAGACGGTTTACAGCCCGGTCGCGCCAGCTAACACGACTGGCAACATCACGCCGGCCATGACCGTCACCGCCGCCACCGATCAGACCATCGGCACCAAGTCGCTGACCGTCGATTCCTACAAGTCCTCCGGTTTCAACTGGACGGGTGAAGAGGAGTTCGGCCTTGCTTCCGGTGGCCGCATGGAAGGCATCATGCGCGACCAGCTCGCACAGTGCTTCCGCGTCCATGTCAACGAGATCGAAACCGCGCTCGGACTCGCCGCTAAAAACGGTGCTTCCCGCGCCATCGGGACCACTGCCGGAACCGCGCCAATCCTCGCCGACTTCGCGGGCGCCCAGAAGATCCTCACCGACAACGGCGCGCCTGCGACGGGTCGCTCTGTGATTCTGGACACGACCGCTGGCGTTGCGCTTCGCGGAATTGCCAACCTTTACAAGGTCAACGAATCGGGCGACTCCGGCCTGCTCCGCAACGGCGTCCTCGGCAACCTCTACGGCTTCGACCTGCGCGAATCCGCTGGCATCTCCAGCGCCACCGCAGGCACCGGCGCGAGCTACACCACGACCAGCGCTGGCTTCGCGGTTGGCACTACCTCCATCCCGCTCATCACCGGTTCCGGCACCGTCCTAGCTGGCGACATCGTGACATTCGCTGGCGACACCAACAAATACGTCGTGACAACTGGCGTTGCCGCCCCCGGCACTATAGAAATCGCTGCACC